ATTCGTTTTGTGTTGAAATATTAATTGTTAATTCTACTCCGGCTAAATAATCTTCGTACTTATCTGAAATAGCATTGAAGGAAACATTATCATCTATTGAATAATCTTTCCTACCTGTTCTCATAAGGCTTAAAATATCAGAAGCAGTTTGAATCTGGTCACTTATAACATCGTTTTCAAATTCTGCCTCTTTACCGCTTTTATCTAAAAAGAAAAATTGAACATTAAAGACTTGTTCTCTGCCTATATTTATACTGCCCGAATTAACCGAAAAGCAAGCTATTGGATATACTGGCTGCTCATCTCTTAACAGCCATTCTTTTGGTGTTGTGAACTTTGCCGTTTCTATCATTGCATGGCTTTGCAGTAGGCTTGTTATTGTTGTTATTAACTGGTTGTAGGTCATGAAATAAAACTTTTTGAATTAATGCTTTTTTATAAGCCATAAATTTATCTTATTGTAAATGAAAATACTTCGCCAGCTTGCGTTAAATCTCCAGTTGATAATGTAACTACACTATTAACAATTTGCAAGTACATTGGGTTTGCAGTTGGTAAGTTAGTAATTCCTTTTACTAATCCTGACCTAGTTGCAATCAATACCACTTTATTAGATAATCCACCAACTGAAAAGCTATTATCTCCGGCTGCCGGTGTATGGTAAATAGTTGTAGCACCATCGGTGGTTGCATTGTTTGAAAATACCCTTATTCCGTCAACTACATTACCTAAATAAATTGGACTTGTATATGCTTTCAATTCAGGGAAAATAACATCTAATCCAGTTGCAGGATTAAAGTATTGAGAATATAACAAATAGTTTTCCCTTAAATAATTAATTAATCTTTGCTTATAAAATTCAGCCGTTTTTTTATATTCATTTCCTATCAATTCCAAATCCGCCCGACTAGGTGCGTTGCTTTCCTCACTTGTTTTTTGCAATATACCTTTACTGAAAAATTGATAACCCAATCCAAAGGGTAATAAACTCATAGTGTACCATACCAAACAGTCAGTAATATAATTATCTAGCAAAACTTTTTCTAAATTAGAAAGGTTGTCCGCTTCTACACCTGACTGTAAACGAAGATATAATGTTGAACCTAATGCAGGTTGCAAATATAAATCCTGCGCTACCTTAATATGTGGCTTTAATTGTTTGCCATCAATTGCATCGCTTATTCCAGTTCTGCTTTTAATTAAATTCTCCGATATGAATAATATATTTGCGCTCATTTATTTCTTTTTTTGAATTATTAAAGCCTTCCATTCATGTCTGCAATGTATTTCGATAGTTCCTTTATTATTCCAAAATCCTCCAACCCTATCAAATACCGAATACCCTAGTGCCATACTCATTTGCTCAATCCTTGCCCTTGACCATAATCTAGTTTCAGAAAGTTGCATCATTTTAACACAAAAAGGTCTTGAAAAATGCGGCTTTTTATCTCTTTCATTATCTGGTATTTGGCTTCTCCAAGCATATTTATAACCAATCTGCAAAACTAATGGACTAGGTTTTGGCACATCTGCTTTAATGCTTGTCCTTGTTCTTTCAATGATAATATCTTGACCAACCTTTACTTCTTTAACATCAATAATCTTATTATCAATTAAACTTTTTAAGGTTGCATCAATGACCTTTATATCCTGTTTTAAGACCTGCGAAAGTACTTCGCTAGTGATTCTCTTATCCTTGTTGAGATACCCCAAAATATCAGCCTCTAATTGGCTCAATTGCTTATTCTCTGCAAAGTGATTAAAGGTGCTTGCTGGCTTTTCACTTAATACTTCATAATCGCTTAAATCATCGCTAAACTTTTCAAACATTTCTACTAACTCCATTTCGTTGTCATCGCTTGAAAATGTTGCAGGGTCAGCGTCCAAACCTAAAAAAGTATTAACATCGCTATCGGTAAAAGCAAATCCATTCTTTAACATTAATGCCGCCTGTTCCTTTGTTAGCTTACCATTTGTAAACTGTCTAACAATACGCATTACATTTTGGTATTGTCTGCCTGTTAGATTTTTAATACTATCATTTGATGCTGTAATAGGCTGCTCGGTAGGATTACTTAAAGGATTTAAAGTAGGATTAACAATAACCTCCGAAGCTAAACCTAGTTTCTCCCTTATTTCATCCCTAGTCATATTAGCAGCCATAACGCTTTCGCTAAATTCAAAACTTAATGGCTCAACAGGGATTAATTCATAATCTCCAACAATACCAACGTAATCAAATAAAATATTAAATACTTCCTCAATTGCTTGTTGTCTTTCGTTAACGTATGTATTTGAAAAGATAGTGTAAGCATCTCTAATCTCGGTTGAACCGCCCAACTGCCCTTCAGTCTTAATCCCGAATAAACTTGGTGATGTAACTTGATGGCATGCAAATATCTCTTGTTGAATTAGATTATTGACATTTGTGAAATCTTCCTTTGTTAACATCGTAGAAGATAATGGCAATATTTCAGCACTATTATCTTTAGACTTGTTAAACATTATCACAACCCTATCCCCTTCGCTGCCTGTAAACTTCTTTTTTATTCCACTTTCAACCGCTTCTTTTGCTTCCTCTGCTGGTTCACCACCATTTAAATTTATTAAAGTTGTAGCTACAAAACCATCTTTTGCATTACCTAAAATATGTCGGCTAACTTGTACATCACTTTCAATGTAATTTAATCCTTGAAAGTAGTTAGGCAGCGGATAGATATCAGATTTAGGATTATATTGTTTTACAAATAATATTTGACTTGCTACTGGGTCGTTAATATTAAAAGCAGGGTAATACCTAGGCTTTTCTTTATTATCTGACCAATCATTTTTTACCTGAAATTCGTTTTGTTCTTTATTCGTTCTTACTTTATGATATTCAAGGTGGTATACATCTTTAATTTCACCTAATAAATTATAAATAATTTGTAAATAATAACCTCCAAAAAGTTCATCATCTAATATACATTTTTTAGTAACTTGATTCCAGCTTTCACCCTTAACATTTGCCTTTTGTTCTATTCCATCCCAACCCTGACCAAATATGTAATTAGTTTTGCTTTTGATGATTGCACCATGTTTTGGACTTTCATTATACAAGCCTATAAGGTAATCAGGATAATTATTATTTAAACCAAATTCAACATATCCTTTGCCTTTCTTTTCCTCAAATTTAGGTTGCTCCGCTTGTGCGAATTTAACCGTAATAATATTTTTATAATTATTCTCCATAAGTAACGAAATTATTATTTTGTTCTTCGTATTTTGTTGGTTCAAATGCAGTTGATGGGTTTAAATACATATAACCATCTTCAACAACTACTCCTGCTACTGTAAAATCAGTTACCAATACTTTTTGATAAATTGAATAACTCCAAAACCCTTCCTCTTTTAAATCAAAAAAGTTGTTAACCGTAAATGCAAATTTATCATATCTGCCAGTGATACTCTGATTTGTAGCCATTAACTTAACCACATCAAGCGTTATCCTGTGGATAAACACAAATAAAAAAAATGGGTTGTCGATGGTAGCCTTTTCAGTACCAGTAAAGTAAATTGTTTCGGTAAGTCCTTTCGTTAAATTTATCATAAGAAAAAACCCCGACTTTCATCGGTCGGGGCATAAATTAATAAATTAAGAATTGTTATCCTGCGGTAGTCAAAGCCAAACCTAATGCGTTTGTAACTTCAAAGAAATCTTCTCTTTCACTAGCTTCAAATTTCAACACATATCCTTGTGCATCAGCGGCAGCAGCGCCACTTGTGCCAGTGCTTGCAGCTAAATACATTCCGAACTGTTTACCGTACATTCTATAAGTACCATCCTTATCAAGGGTAACTGCTATAACTTTATTTTTACTTAAAGTAGTTATGATATTCCTAGTAGTGGCATCTCTCTTATTGATAGGGAAATCTAAAGTTTGCTCAAAAAACAAAGTACCGTTTTCGATTGAACCAGTTGGATTGCTTGAAGCAACTGCACTTGATTTTGTAGGTATCTCAAATTTAAAAAACTTTTTACCAGCTACTTTTGTAATTCCTGTAACGATACCACTAGCATCAAGTATTGTTACGTTTCCAAATTCTGCGAAAAATACCGCATCAATTCCGCCTACTGATTCCCGACAGTCAATTGTATATCCGCTAACTATTGCACATGGCATAAAATATAATATTAAATAGGGCGATATTTTACTACCGCCCTATGTTATGAAATTAGATTGCAGCGATAAAAGAAGTTACTTCGTTTGTGAAGGCAACGTTTACACCCATCTTAAATTCTACTCTATAACGTACATCGTTATTGTCTTCGCTATACCACATTTTGTATGAACCTTCCTCATCGACCAAATCAACTGCTAAAGCCATGTTAGAAAGACTGATTGCGTAAGCATCACCAGTTCCGTTCAAACCATTTACGCTAATCACTTCA